CTAACTTACTGATTTTAATAATGCTCTGGCGCTGCTATGTATGCTTTGGGGCATCTGTGGGGCAAAATCCGCGAGCCTCTGATTCAGCATTGCGATCTGCTCACTGCTGCTGTCTGCCATCCACGCACCGTATACGTTGAAGACCATCTGGGCGCTCGCATGGCCCATCTGACTGGCAATGAAGCTGGGGTTAGCGCCAGCTGACAGTGACCAGCACGCATACGTGTGACGCGACTGATATGCTTTCCTGTGCCTTATCCCTGCTCGCTTCATCGCTGCGTCCCATAAATCACCTATCGAGTCGACTTTGTAGATGATCCCCACCTGCTGACATCTTCTGACCAGTTGAGGGTTGAAAACAAATGTACACTCGTGGCTCTCAGTTCTGCCGTATTCGCGCAGCTGAACATCGATCTGATGCTTTTTTCCAAACCTGGTCATTTCCGCCTGATTCCTCAGGACGCTGATCGCAGGCTGAATGAGGTGTATCACTCTGTTGGTACTGGCCTCAGTTTTCGGTAGAGTGAATTCACCCAGTTTTGTATAATTGCGCCTGATTGTTATTGTTCCAGCTTCAAGATCGATATCCTCCCAGGCCAGGGAGGTCAGCTCCCCATGACGGACCCCTGTGTATACTGCTAGTGACCACAGGTTTTTCGTCTGCTGATGCCGGCATGCATCAATCAGGCGAATAAATTCGTCACGAGTTAGCGGATCTGGCTCTGCCCTGGCTTTTTTAAGAGGCTTGATCCCGTCGAATGGGTTCGCCTCTAAGTAACCGTGATCTGCGGCAAACTGAAACATTCCGGCAATCGTTGTCATGTAATAATTTACGGTGACAACACTTCGTCCCTTTGCCGGGACCTTCCCCTTCATTGGCATCTGGTGACCGGTCAGTAAATCTTTCCTGATATACAGTAATTCCTCTTTAGTCACCGCCGACACCAGCCGATTACCCCCGATCCTTGGCACCATATTCCTTGTGACCGACTCATAACGGTTGAGTGCGTTCGCGCAGATTTCCATTCTCTTCAGATCCAGCCACTTTTCGGCAAGCTCTGACACTGTAATTTCTTTCTTACCCACCCCAAAAGTCTTGAGGTTAGGGGAGTCCGGAAACTGTGCCGCGTACTCAAATGTGCCTGTTCTGATGGCAAAGCATACCGATGTCCGCAGTTCCCCGGCGATCTTCCTGTTCTTAGCGGTGTCAGGGACACCGAGGCTCTCCCTGACACGCTTACCTTTGAAATTAAACCAGATGCGCAATGTGCCACCGTGGTTTTCGACGCCTGTTGGATATATAACTTTATCCATTGATTCCTCCAGACGCCCAAGAGCGATATGAGATTACCTTTTTCATGGCCTCAGATCACCCAGGCTGTTTGTTTTTCATTGAGGCCACCCACGCATCGACCGCTTTACGGTTGTACATGCACTCGCTGGAAGGTTTCGGATTTCCGTCCGGTGAAACGTGCACATATTCCCGCCCAACCATCCAGCATTCTTTTCTGGCCCGGAGGATGGTTCCGGGCTTGAGCCCGGTAACCGCAATCAGAACCTTTTCGCTAACCCAGTCATTCGGTACCAGAAGAACAACGTCGCTCATAATCACCTCACACTACATCCAGGCCACGGCAGTGGCACCACACTTCAAACATCCGCTTAACCACTTCCCGGCAATAAAGCCCCTGAATATCCCGTGTCAGGTCGTAACGATTTCCGTATCGCATACGAACCCACAATTCGAAAGCCTGATTCATCATTTCACCCTCACTTCGATCCCGGCGATGACGCAATAGCGCTCGATAGCTTCTTTCACCCAGCGTCGACCTTGCTTTAAGGCTGGCGGATAAGTCTGTTTGGTCTTTGCTATTTTGTTTAATGCTGAGTTGCTTAATGGATATTTGAATCCATTAGGACCAGATGCCCACTCATGAAGTGTTACTAACTGCCCCATGCGTTTCTCTCCACTTTACCGGCTGCACCCGGCTATCTTTTATAGAAAATGCATGATGAGCACCCACCACGGAGGCCATCATTGCAGGTACGACATCTTTTCGTTTCGTTGTTATAAAGCTGGTTGGCCATCTCCTTTGAAATAATTACTGGCATCGGAACGCGGATAACCAGCCTGCGGAGTTCGGCTATTTCGTCTGCCTGCTCCATGACTCTGGCGTACAGGTCCGATGCTTCACCTTTCCACCAGGCAACATCGGATTTAAGACGGCGCAGGCGCCGCTGTTTAAGTTTGCTCGCCATGGCAGCCACCCGTAAATCACGCCCATGCAAAGCAGAGCCAATATCACTATGTAGAATGGCTTAGGCATTGGGATTACCTTTTGGCCGAAGGATGTGGATCGTCATACCGCTTTCGGTAGTAATAACCACTCTCTGACCAGGCTCGATATCTGCCAGCCTGAACGCTTCATAAAACGAGTCCATAGCCAGGGTTTGCTCGTCCTTGCGATTCCACAATCTCCAACCGCGGCGAAGCAGGACTCCTATTAACCAGCTATACGCTTTTACAACCATGTAAAACCATACGATCAGCAGCGTTACGAAAAACAACCAGTCCGTTGCGCTGAAGTTTTTGAGCTCGTCCATCACTTCACCTCCTGCTGCGGCGCTGCTGCGAGCATTGCTTTGTATACTCGTGTAACTTTGTCCATTCCAGAATCAAAGGCTTGCATTCCAGCAGCCCATTGATTGGTTGTCGGCTCAACCGGCACCAGTGCGTAACCATCCGGAATCACCGGAGAGTTGCCAGCCTCATAAGCAACACGCAACCAGTGGAAAAACACCTCCGTCATCACGCATCCACATTCGACGTCAATAGTGCCTGTCTGCTGAGAAAGCCACTGCTCGAATGGCAACTTGTAAGCCGTGGTTACAGGTTCGGCACCCTGAAGCATGGCGGCACGGCAGGAGTTCCAGGAGTCAGCTGCTGCATTGCACTCATCTCTATCCCACTGGTATGTAATGCCGCGTGGCGCGAATGTACTGGCGAGGATTTCAATATTCTCAGGAGTAGCTTCATCAGGCACAGATACCGGCGCTGGCTGCCACATTCCTGCCAACACGGTTTCAATCTGGTCAAACACAGCCTGCATGTCAGAAACATCAGTTATGCCAGTCGGCGTGAAAATGTGCCGCATAGTGGCGTCACCCATCTTGTAGAATTCCGGCGCTGGCGGTGCGGTGTAGAGCGAGCCAGGCTTGATATCATGACGACGCATACGGATATAACAGGTTCGCTCTTCGTTTGGCGAAGACCATGCGATAACATCAGCCACAGCCTCCGCTTCGAGCGATGCCAGCGCAATCTTCATCGCAGCAAGCGCATTGGCCGCGTCTTCGTTTACTGCGCCTGGCGTCGCATCGCGCTCTTCTTCGAGATCAGCGATTGTCTGATGGAGCCATTCTTTGGTAAGTGTGCTCATGATGCTTCTCCATGACGCTGAACGGCGATAGCTTTGTGCTCGTCGATAATTTCCACGACTTCTGCATGGACCAATCCTTCGAGATAGATAACACCTGTGTCGCTTATACCCGCCAGGCTGATCAGCTCTACAAGGCGACGCGCTTTCTTAACGCTAATTTCTGGCGCTATAACGCTGCGGGTGACTTTCTTCTTACCTTTGGCAGCAGCAGAAGCTTTATCCTTCTGAAGAACCTCACCGGCCTTTTCGCCAAACTCTTTTACTCGGTCAACGGCCACATCTACAGACACGGTCCCGGACTTAACTTCTTTCTGAACGTCGTGATTGGCTGTGCTAAGAAGCAGAAGTTTTTCGACAGTAGGGACAGACTTGTTGACCAGTTTTGCAATCTCGCTGGTGGTCTGGTTGAAGGCGTTATGCAGCTCCTGAATAACTGCGGCCTGTTCCATATCGGAAAGCGGCAGTTGGTTGTTACTGGTCATGATTCGAGCCAGCCGCTGAACATCGTTACCGTTGAACGGCATGATGTGAATGCGGTCTACCGGCTTGCCAGCTTCAGCGCAGCGCGCATAGCAGCGACGCCGACGGTGGCCTTCAACAACCCACACTCCACCTTCATCACGGGCGATAACCTCCAGCGGGGGAACGGAGCCACCGTTCATCAGATAGTTGAAGAGGTCATCATCTGCCTGGCGGGTACGTTCATCATCTTCGCGTTTATTGAAACCTTCCCGCACATAGATTTGGTCAAGGCTGATAAACATCCCGGTATCGGTGCGCTTGATGGTCCCGTCACGGGTCATTTGCTTGAATGAGTTAGCCATCAGAGAGCCACCTCGTTATTTTGGGAAATGACGATGGGTGACAGCTCACGCAATTCTCGCTGGGCTTCCAGTAAATGCATATTGGTTCTGCTCTTCGTGTGGCGTTCAACAATGCGGTCACACTCTTTGGCCCAGCTTGCTACATCTTCACGCAAGGTGATGTTCTGAACAGCCAGTTCCTTACGCTGAGCCATCGCTTCGCAAAGCGCTACGCTTGTATAGTCCAGGCGGTTAGCCAGTTTGGTCATAATTCCGCGATAAGCTGGCGGAAGGAGAGGGGCGGCCTTACGCGCTGCGTCGATCAGCTGCTCCCGGGTCATGCGTGGTTGTAACTCGGTGACGTTCTGTGTGTTCGTCATGGATAGTTTCTCCGTGTTATACGCGCTCTGCACAGCGCTGAATTTTGGTTGCACGAATCCCTCGCCGACTGGCGACAAAAAATAATGGGGTTTCGTTTTAATAAGCACCCAACCAGGGCACTTAGTGAAACGGGCGGCTGCCACCGCCAGTTAGCTTCTCCACAATTGGGAGCGCGTTCCCCTGAGTTGATTTAACGACTGCGGCCTCTCAAGGAACCGGCTGAACGCGCTTTCAGTTGTGTAAAAGGGGCGGTCGACATTAAGGACATTCAAAACTGCCGACCGCCAAGACTACACACAGCATCTGGTACAGCTACTACGGGTTTACCACGCTGGGTACGTGATAGGGTGAAACTCTTCGAGAGCAACCAATCCATAACCACCATTGCCATAGCTCTCTTTCATGCACCTAATTTCAGCCACATCGGTATGTTCATAACCCATACGCTGACGTTCAATTTTCAGTCTTTCGATGGCTTCGATTTCGCTGCTCGCGCAATTGATAGTGCTAATCCAACCATTGGTAAGTTTGATGTCATAAGCTGCCATGCGAGCTCCTAAATAGTGTTTATCTGGCGCGGCATGCAGGTTTCGAACCTGCGACCGACGGCTTAGAAGGCCGCTGCTCTATCCATCTGAGCTAATGCCACAACGTTGAGAGCACTAAATGATGCTTCTAAACAGCTATCGGTTGGGCATCACGTGGCGTTAGCCTGGTGTGCTTATTCACAGATAGTGCTCTCATCGTTGCATCCTCGTCTCTTCCGAGGTGTCACACCTGATCGCCACGCTGGTGAAACGTCTCTGGCCGTCGTACTTGCCTGGCTTGCACATTCCGGCTACCCGCTGGATCTGGATATTTGAAGGAATCCCCGGACCGCTGCTGCACATGTGCCATATGCCGTACTGCTAACTACTACACCGGCTCAGGTAACTGTCAGTACCCGTGTTGTGATTTAAATGTACCTTTAGTTACTTTAATGGTCAAGCAGCGAATGTACTTTTTGTTACCTAAAGGAGCAAAAAAAATGCCAGAAGGATATCTGGCATTGGAAATGAAGAACTTAAATGTTCTGGGTTATCTGAACTACTTTCCCAACAATTCGGCAATTACCGTCTATTGGGATGGGTTTAAATGAAGGATTGAGGGGCATTAAGTATGCGTAAGGGCTATCCCAAACAAGCTTTTTAACCGTTGCCTCTGCTGAACCATCAAGTATCGCCACAACTATTTTTCCGTAAAGGTCATCCAGTTGGCCATAATGAGGCTCAACAATAACGATTGAGCCTTCAGGGATTGATGGCAGACCGTGAGGGTTGGTCATAGACTCACCACGAACTACCAATCCGAATACTTCATCAGAAACATTTGCAGTGGTTTGCGTCCATGAAATCACATCAGAAAGCCTTGAGCATGCATAAGTATCAGTCCACATACCAGCCTGAACAGCGGAGATAATAGGGACTGCCGTCGGGGGCTTAAGGAACGGAACAACTTTAGTATCGTCCTGAGTTTCCTCACCTTGCCCGTAAAGAATCCATTCTGGAGTTGTCTGCAGTGCCATTGCTAGCTGGTGGAGGTTCTCACCATCAGGCTTGGTTGTACCGCTCTCCCATTTAGTCACGGAAACACGGCTGACGCCCAAGCGTTTAGCTAGCGACTGCTGCGTTATGTCGAGCTGAACTCGACGGGATCTTATTCGGTCTTTCATCTCTGTTTTCATGTAACCAATGTTACATTGATTCCTTGTAACTGTTGTTTGCTATTTAATGTACCTTTTGTTACCTTTAAGGCGTAAGTTAACCAGGAGGAACCATGCGTAAATCAGAAGTCATTGAGCACTTCGGCGGTGTATCAAAAACCGCAAGTGTTCTTGGGATTTCCCACCCGGCAGTTTGCCGCTGGGGTGAAGTGATCCCTCAAAAGCAAGCGTTCGTCATCGAACGAATTACGAAAGGCAAGCTTAAGTACGATGCGAGCCTTTATCAAAAGGCTACAGATTCAGCTGCTTGAAAGTAACTACAAAAGGAAAATCAACATGGTAGAGCCAAGCATGAAAGAAGTAGTTAAAGCGATGTGTAAAGCCTATCCAGGAGGCCGTGAGGCAATGGCTGGTGCACTTGGCATGTCAGTAACGCAGTTCAACAACAACCTGTACGAGAAGAACGGCTGCCGCTTCTTTGAAGTGAACGAGCTAGAGGCGATGGAAGACATTTCGAATACATCTCTCCTGGCGGATTACTTTGCCAATCGTCGCGGTGCTTTGCTGGTGGACGTTCCCCAGCTGGAAGACCTTGACCGTGTGGATCTGTTCACTCGTGCAATGAGAACCGCAGCGGCACGTGGTCAGGTTGACCAGATTATCCAGAGAGCGCTTGAGGATGGAGTGATTGAGCAACATGAAGCCGAAGAAATTCACGAACATCACCGCCGTCATCTGGCTGCGCGTGAAGAGGAAATCCGCGCCATTGTTGCGCTGTTTAGCCGTAAAAAATGCCAAAAGAAGTGACGCCCGCGAGTGTGCAGCTCCGGGCGTCGTGGCGTGTCGTATTCAGTGGAGAAACTAACGCATGAACAGTTTAAACCGATTGAGACCAGCGAAGCAATTCAGATGCCTTCCACTGGTGGGAAAAGATTCCCCGTTCGGCTATGTGGAGAGATTAAACAACCGGGCGGAGGAGAACAACTACCAGCCTGAGAACGCGATGGTAGAGGCATTTGCACTGATGAACGAGAAGGGGCGTGAGGAATGGCTGAAGTTGACCGGCGATTCAGAGACCACAGAGGCATCACCGTCCACGTCATCAGGTGGGAGCCCGAGACTCGACGCGTTATATACCTTCGCGAAGGGTACGATCATGAGTGCTTCAGCCCTCTTGAGCAATTCCAGCGTAAATTTACAGAGTTAAAGGACGACCATGAGCAGAATCTTTGACATCGTCCAGTCAATGTCAGGCCAGAAGAACGTCATTGTTCTTCCCAGGCCGTACCTGCTGTTCTTTAAAGAAGACCAGCAGGCTCATGCGCTGGCAGCAGTTCTTAATAACCTCGTTTTCTGGTCAGCATTTGGGGATGAAGACGGCTGGTTTTATAAAACTCACAAGGAGCTTGGAGCTGAGGCGGGCGAATTAACTGAAGACCAGACAGAGCGGCTGGTTAAAAAGTTGGTAAACAAGTATCTGCCTGGCGTGATCGAGACCTGCTCTCGAAAGGTCAATGGTACGCCAACCAAGCATTATCGCATCGACGGCGATGCTCTAATCTCATTAATCTTTCCAGAAAATAACGATTCCGCAAAAGTACGTAATGGAAAACGTGAAGATGCGGAATCAAAACCGCGAAGCTGCGTTTCTCAATCCGCGAATGACAGGAATCTTGGGAGCCGCGAAAGTACGGAATCCTATCTCTATACAGACTTTAATACAGAGTTAAACAAGCAGACTAATAAACCTATTTGTCCGGTTGCGCCGCAACCAGACCGTGATGTGTTGATCACCGATCAGGCTAAACAGGTTTTAACCCATCTGAACATGGTGACCAGTTCGCGTTATCAGGTTTCAACAACCTCGCTGCAAAACATTCGCGCCCGAATCGGGGAGGGCTTCACCGTTGAAGAGCTGTCGCTGGTGGTGGACTACTGCAACGCCAAGTGGAGCGACGATTTAACAATGGCGGCCTACCTGCGCCCACAAACGCTTTTCCAGCCAACCAAGTTTCCTGGCTACCTGAAATCAGCGAACAGCTGGGCGAATGCCGGAAGGCCAGCGCGTGTTAACGGGAAGTGGGAGCGTGAGGATGGAATCTTCAAATCCAGCTTCAAGAACACCGACTACAGTAAAGTCCCGGCGGGCTTCAGAGGAGCGAACTCATGAGTCTTCTGAAAGATATTCAAATTTTCATCGCCGCTAATCCTGGCTTAACGAACAAAGAGATTGCGGCATCAATGCCACAGTACGACGTTCATGCTGTTCAGCGCGGTGTATGCCATCTGGTCAAACTGAATCGCGCAACCCGCCAGCATAACGGCAAGTGCTACCAGTATTTTGCCAAAGCACCGGGTGGCGAGGTTGGCGAGGGGCGTTCTGCACTGAAAATCAACCGGGCTGATAAACCAGCTGTACCAGAACAGGAAGAAGCTCTGAATCCGGCTGTGACCACAATGATGGATAAGGCTCAAGGCCTGTTTGAAAAAGGGCTCTACCAGCGTGCAGCCACAGTTCTGATGGATGCCTTCAACCGCTCTAAGAACGAAGAGCAGCGGATGAAGATACTTATTGAGCGTCAGCGTTGCCTGAGCATGGCGCCGAAAGTTAAAGCACCCTCTGATGCATGGTGTCTGGCTGGCCGAGCGAGGAATGTCTGATGAAATACTCACTGATTTACGCTGACCCAGCCTGGCTTTATGACAACAAAGCCAGTAACGGTGCAGCAGAAGATCACTACGACACGATGAAACTGATCGACATGAAGCGCTTACCGGTTTGGGACCTGGCTGCCGATGATGCAGTTCTGGCTATGTGGTTTACCGGAACCCACACCCGCGAAGCTATCGAACTGGCTGAAGCGTGGGGCTTTAAAGTTCGCACGATGAAGGGCTTTACCTGGGTAAAGTTCAACCCACTGGCAGAGCAGCATATCAACAAAGCACTTCAGGCAGGCCGTGTGTCCTACGCACCATGCCGCCGCGATAGGTCAGCAGATAACGATGTCCAGTCGTGAAATTGCGAAGCTGGTCGATTCCCGTCACAGCAATGTCTGCGTAACCATCGAGCGACTGATGAAATCCGGCGTTATTGGGGGGTATGCTGCAATGCAGTACACCCATCCTCAGAACCAGCAGACTTACCATTACTACGAAGTTAACAAGCGAGACAGCTATGTGATCGTCGCGCAGCTGTGCCCGGAGTTTACTGCCCGTCTGGTTGATCGCTGGCAGGAACTGGAGATCGGGGCCGGGATGGTTGTTCCCCAAACACTCCCTGAAGCGCTCCGGCTCGCCGCTGATCTTGCTGAACAGAAGCAACGTCTGAGTGAAGAACTGGCAATTGCCGCACCGAAGGCTGAATTTGTTGATCGCTACGTCAAAGCCACCGGGTCAATGACATTCCGGCAGGTTGCCAAGCTCCTTAACGCCAAAGAACCTGAGTTCGCGATGTTCCTCATTGAGAACGGCATCATGTACCGCCTGAACCGCGTGCTTACTCCGAAGAGTAAACACATCGAAGCAGGCCGATTTGAAGTTAAGACCGGGACCACTAACCAGACCAACTACGCGTTCAATCAGTCTCGTTTCACGGCGAAAGGGGTGCGCTGGATAGGTGGACTTTGGGCAGAGCATGTCGCGAAGGGGCAAATTGCGTGAGAGCCATACTGACGCCTGAAATTGCGCCGATATCCGGGGTGGTTCTGTTCCGCCCTGGTACCGAACTGCTCTGGCTGTTCCGTCAGGGTAGGGTAGTTATTGAGCCACCATCCGAAGCCATCCAGCATCTGCCGTCCGGAATAATCCCTGAAGCCCACCAGCCTCTTACTGATGATGCCAATATGCAGGCCATTTTCGTTAACGAGAAGGTTATTCAGCGAGCTGGTGGGCTGAGTAGCCTTGATGCCTGGCTGGAGAGAAAATTTGAATGTCAGTGGCCTCACACTGACTGGCATGCCAGTGACTTTACGGTGATGCGCCACGCTCCGGGGAGCATTCGTCTTTGCTGGTCGTGTGATAACCATTTACGTGAGCAAACCACTGAAAGACTGGCAGGAATTGCCATGCAGAACCTGGTAAAATGGCTGCTGGAAAGGGTAAATATTGATTTAGGTTTCAGCCCTGAACACACTCTTTCGCTTCCTGAGTTCTGCTGGTGGATGGTACGTAATGATCTGGCTGACCTTGTTCCTGAATCAGTGGCGAGTAAAGCACTCAGAATCAAGCCAGAACAGCACAGTTCAGTGATGAGGGAAAGCGACATTGTCCCGTCATTACCGGCTACGCAAATCTTTCAGGAGAAGGCAAAGAAGATAGTGACGGTGAAGGTCGATCCTGAAACGCCGGAATCTTTCATGCTGAGGCCAAAGCGCCGACGCTGGGAAAACGAGAAATACACCCGCTGGGTGAAGTCGCAGCAGTGCTGTTGCTGTAATAACCCGGCAGACGACCCCCACCACCTGATAGGCCACGGGCAGGGTGGAATGGGTACTAAGGCGCATGACCTGTTTGTGATACCGCTGTGCAGAGCGCATCACGACGAGTTGCACGCTGATCCTGTGGCATTTGAAGCGAAATACGGCGACCAGTTGGAGCTGTTGTTTCGGTTTTTAGATCGTGCGCTGGAAATCGGCGTACTGGCGTAAGTGGAGACGCTCATGGACCTCGATAACGTTGTTAAATTTTTTGCCCCGAAGGGAATGCATATTTCCGACAGTGTGCGCGCTACTGCCAGCGAACAGCTGACGGTGACTGATGTTATGGCTGCGCTGGGCATGACACAGGCAGACGCCGGAATTGGTCTTGCCATGTATCTGGGCAAGGCAGGTGTAAGCAAGCAGGACAGAGACGCCTCGATTAACTGGCTTGCTGAATATGCCAAACAATCCGCGCCTTTTGCAGTACGCCGTCTCGCCGGAAAGAAATTCCCTCTCTGCATGCTTATCCTCGCTAAGTTCGCCTATAACGACTATGCATCGTCAGCCGCTGATTTATCCGATTGCCCAAAATGCAACGGTAAAGGTCTTATTGAAAAAGTCGGTACGGTCACCAAAAGCCATTACACAATGAGAATTCCTCAGTGGGCAAAAGACCTTGGACAGTCGCCATCTTCTTTCGAAAAGAAGCGGGAGGTGAAGAACGTGGAGCAATCACTCTGCGCAAAATGCAACGGTACCGGGAAAATAAGTAAGCGCTGCCAGTGTGGAGGAACAGGAAAGACACTGGACCGTAAAGCAACGGAGCTGCAAGGCTTACCTGTTTATAAGCAATGCAAGCGCTGCGAAGGGCGCGGCTACAGCAGACCAAAATCATCTGTTGCTTACCGTGGAATATTCTCTGAACTTCCAAGCCTTCCTGATCGCACCTGGCGCTACAGCTGGAAGCCATTCTACGAAATGCTTGTTTCTCGCTGCTTTCAGGAAGAGAGTTTTTCAAACACCCAACTGAAAAAAGTCACAAGAAACGATAATTTGACGGATATCGCGTAATTTAACGTCACGTTTCTTGCAATGTTGCCGTTTTTGATGTAATTTGACACTAACGATGGGCTTTGTATGTCCACGGTTAGAAAGAAAATATAAAAAACCTCGCTACGGCGGGGTTTTGTTGTTTCTAAGGGCTGCCAAATGGCGGCCTTTTTTGTTTCCCCTCGTTCTGAGAGGACTCACGGCAATAAGAGGGGGCTAAATGTCCGATCCTGTTTCTGGCACTACGGTAGCGGCTGGTGGTCTGATGGGGGCCAGCATGTTCGGCCTGGCAACCGGCATTGATTATGGTGTGGTGTTTGGCGCATTCGCTGGTGCAGTGTTCTATGTCGCTACGGCGGTTAATATCAGCCGCCTTAAGCTGGTGGGCTACTTCATCACCTCATTCATCTTCGGCGTTATTGGCGCTCCACTTCTTGGCTCTTACTTCTCCAAATGGACGGGGTATAGCGACAGGCCACTTGATGCGCTGGGCGCGGTAATCGTAGCCGCTATTGCGATTAAGCTGCTGACGTTCGTCAACAGCCAGGATTTGGGTAGCCTGTTTGGAATTCTCTCTCGTTTACGTGGAGGAGGGACCAGCAATGGTAACAAGTGATCCGAGTGCAATGGCGAATGCCATCATCTGCGGGGTGATCGTTCTTGCCCTCATGTTCTACCAGCGTGGAGGGGCGAGACATCGTCCACTGATATCGTTGATGGCTTATTTCACGGTGCTGGTGTACGCCAGTATCCCTTTCCGTTACCTGTTCGGCCTGTACCATGAATCACACTGGTTTGTGGTGCTGGTCAACGTCCTTATATGCGCCGCCGTTCTCTGGGCTCGGGGAAACGTAGCGCGCCTGGTTGATGCACTGAGGCACTAATGAACCAAACACAATTTCAGAGGGCGGCTGGTATCAGCGCCGGGTTAGCTGCGCGCTGGTTTCCGCATATCGACGCCGCTATGAAGGAATACGGCATTACCGCACCGCTTGATCAGGCCATGTTCATTGCCCAGATGGGGCATGAAAGCACCAGATTTACCCGGCTGGTGGAGAACCTGAATTACGCGGCAGAAAACCTGGTACCTACGTTCGGCAGCCACCGCATCACGCAACAGCAGGCCGCCGCACTTGGCAGAACAGCAACGCAAACGGCAAACCAGAAAGCGATCGCCAATCTGGTATACGGTGGTGAGTGGGGAAAAGAACACCTTGGCAATCAGGTCGCTGGTGATGGCTGGAAATATCGCGGTCGTGGGCTGAAACAGATTACCGGCCTGAGCAACTATCGCAGTTGTGGCCAGGCGTTGAAACTGGACCTTGTTACTCATCCGGAGCTGCTTGAAAAGGATGAATACGCCGCGCGCTCTGCCGCATGGTTCTATGCCTCCCGCGGTTGCCTTCTTCATTCCGGCGACATTGAGCGCGTGACACTGTTAATCAATGGCGGCCGCAACGGGCTGGATAAACGCCGCGCGCTGTTTAATCTGGCGAAATCGGTGCTCGTATGAAGAAGTGGTTAAGTCTCCTGATTCCTCGTTGGGAAACAGACACTGTAGTTTTATAGGCCAGGGGGGATGAGCTTCACATTGTCTGTAGCTACGAGTATATCGATCCCGGCGAAATGTTTGACGGCATGTGCGAGCTTAAGACCTTCACTTGGCTGAACTGGTCTTTTCCGTCCGGGGAACCGATGAACGTTCGACGATTTGAGCCGAAGGTGGAAGCATGAGCATTCTGGAAATCATCATTGGCGTTTTAGGTGCTATATGTGTTGCCGCAGCTGGTGGCTTTGGCCTGGGCCATATTCGCGGTACCAGCAAAGCGGAAGCGAAAGCCGACCAGCAGCGCACCGAAGATAACGCAGCTGCAACGGTCGCAGCAGCCGAACGCCGGGTAGAAGCAACGAAAGAGGCCAGCAATGTACAGCAGAATGTTAACCGCATGCCTGATGACAATGTTGATCGCGAGCTGCGTGACAAGTGGAAGCGTGACTCATAAGGGGTGAGCATGAGGAAGACAATCGACCTAACTGGTAATCAGTTCGGTAAGCTGACTGTGCTGACATACGCCAACAAGGATAAATCAGGCGTTTCCATGTGGTTGTGCAGTTGCGAATGTGGAACCGAAAAAGTCATCAGATCAAACGCACTTCGTTCTGGCAGGACACAATCTTGTGGCTGCATGTCAGGTGCAAAACATGGGCATCGCAGAACGAAAGAAACTTCACCATCATATATAAGCTGGCTGTCAATGCAGCGCCGTTGCAATAATCCCGGTGATGCTTATTACGCAGATTATGGTGGTCGTGGAATTACCGTCTGCGCACGCTGGGGAAATTTTGAAGCTTTCCTGAAAGACATGGGCGAGAGACCAACGGGTCATACACTTGATCGCATTGATGTAGATAAGGGGTACTCACCAAACAATTGCCGCTGGGCAACACCGAAAGATCAGGCAAGAAACCGTCGTAACAACCATATGCTTGATACACCAGCTGGCAGAATGTGCATTACGAAAGCTGCCGAAACCTACGGCGTGAAGGTAAAAACAATCGCACATCGACTAAGTAGGGGCTGGAGTGTTGAAAAGGCTCTGCTAACTCAACCATGGCAGGGGAATAATGAATAAATCCCTCAGATGTATCTTAGTGCTTTCCGTTTCAATATTGATTGCTGGCTGTGTTGGCGGTCCTCCAAAACCAAATTATGTTTTCGTCCATGACTCTTGTGACTGGGTCAGGCCGCTGTATCTCACCGATCACGACATTGACGTTATGGACCGCCAGACGAAGAAAGACATCCTGGCGCATAACAAAGCGTGGCAGGCTAACTGCCAGAAACAAACCAGCGCCTCGCAATAGCGGGGCTTTTTACTATCCGAGGAAACCCCATGACCGTTCGCGCTAAATTCCGCTGCCACTTTATTCAGAAAGCAGATGGCGATTCACACCGTACAATTCACATGAGCCCCGTGACCGCTGACACAGAAGAAAACAAGTCATGGTCAAAGTACACGCCTGGCGGCCAATTGCAGCTGGTTGTCTCGAACCCGGCTGCATTCGAACAGTTTGAGCAGGGCAAAGAGTACTTCATCGATATTCAACCAGCGCAGTAACCATTACAAAGCTCATCTGCGGGTGGGCTTGATAATGGTAAGTATTGTCTTCGGGCAGGCTTTGTAGATGTTAAGCGATTATTAAGAGGCAATCATGACTTTAGCTGAACGTGTAAAGAGAATTGAGAGCGAATTAAAAGATATTAAATCGCAACTCAATTCTGGTACCGATTCTAGGAAAACAGCAAAAGCAATGCCCTTATCCAGTCTTGCAAAAGAGGGAGGTATCCCTGGGGGGTTAGTTAAAAAATGTTAACTCAAATACTTGATTGGAAAAATCCATCGTAAGGGCGCCCATTTTAATTAGTTGCATTCCGAAAACGACCTGGAATTTTCTCCCGTTACTTACCAATGGCACTGAAGTCAATTCTGTTGAAAAAACTCTTTCGTCCTCAGTGAACGATATTACCGCATGCCGAACTGTAGTTTCTATTGTTGAGGTGGCTCCGCTCACAGTTGTTTTTTCCGCGATTGGGAGTTTTAAATCGTCAGCAAAGTCTGAATCCACATAGCAAAGATCTGCTCCGGTATCTATAAGTGCGTAGGCACCAGCCTTCAATCCATTTGGTTTATAAACGTTTATATCTTTTGAGCTACTTGGCCATACTGTCAATGGAACTACGGGAATTGCATGCTCCGTGGGGGTATCTGATACCGATCCATCAATATGGGAAATAAACTTGATTTTTACTTTGGTGATCATCCTTTTTCCTTCGAAGAGTTATTCAGCCATTCCTCCTCTTTGCGTGAATCAGTGTCCCACCACTGACGGGCTGAATGTTTACCTTAACCAGGGCTAATACAAAGCAACATCCTGATATACAGACAGTAGCCGCCATCGTGCGGCTTTTTATGCGCATCGCACGCGCACATCAAAGAAAGTCTTTCAGCTGTGAGCCTGGGCAAACCGTTAACTTTCGGCGGCTTTGCCGTGCGACAGGCTCACGTCTAAAAGGGTAGTAAACATGAAAAAAACTTTAAGCCTAAAAGATGCAATGCGTAGCCTTCACGTTATCGAAACCGATGAAGGAATCGAACTACAAAGCGCGGCTGGCACGGCAAAATATGATGCGTGGGGCGCACGCCGTGAGGTGAATGGTATCCCAGAGTACTTTCCCTCCTCTGTCACGGTAAATAAGCGTCCGCAAGCGCTAGTGGATGATAAAGGACCATCTGTACCTGATGACTCATGCGCACCATTGGTACGCACAATGAAGCTTCGTGTTGAGCTGGACACATCAGGCGCACAACAGGCTGTTGACGAACTGGATGACAAAATCCGTAACAGCGATGCATTCAAAGTCCTGAAAGATGGCTGGACTTTCGAAAAGAACGGGGTGCTGATTATTAATAACGGCGAGGTGTTCGTTACCGATGCGAAGATCGACGATGCCGTATTGTCTAATGGCAATAGCGTTAAATTAAACGTCGCCGGCAAAGGCAAGCCGCACGAAGCTGGCATGACCCTCGGTGTTGAAGGTGAGCATAGCAAGGTTGAGTTTCTGGCCGATCGCTATAAGGTGCATGAAGCCGCTCAATCAGCCAGCAATAATGAAAAGACGACATTCAATGTTGGTTTGTCTTTTGGTGGCTTCCCTGGAGCAATTAGTCATGATAAGGCTAATCCCGCTGATGGTAATAATGCCACCAAAACCAGCCTCAATGATGAGATGTGCGAAGCCATTATCTCCGCCGTACGCGAAAGCGATTTGTTCGCAGCCCTCCAGGCAAAGATTGATGCGCAAACAGCTTCAGTAGTTGGCTTGCAACAGGCGATGCACGAAGCGGTGAACGATGCTCTTCGCAATGCGCTCAAGCCAGGCGGCATCCTCTGGAATACACGGTCGCGAGGAATCTGACGGGAGGTTTTATGCAGGTCACTATTGATGGTGTCCCATACGCTCCCGCCAGCGTCGTTTCATCCCGGATCGGCATTGCCATTTCGACACATCAGCGCGCAGACGTTTTAAAACGTTCTCTCGAACAGCATCTGAGGCACCTGCCAGCCGGCGCGCTGGTGGTGGTAGTCGATGATGGTTCAAAACCTGCCGCAGTAGTACCAGACGGCGTGCAGCTGCGTCGCCATGAAACATCACTTGGCATTGTTGCTTCGAAGAACGCCAGTTTAACCGCGCTTATGGACGCCGGGTGTGAGCATCTTTTCCTTTGGGACGATGACGCCTGGCCCATCGCTGATAACTGGCACTTGCCTTACATTGAATCACCCGAGCCACACCTGGCTTACCAGTTCCTCGATCTGGCAGGGACGAATAAGCTGAAGGATATGGCGGTCCTGTACCGGGATGATAAGCACATCGCTTACACCGGGCAGCGCGGCGTGATGCTGTATTACCACCGCAGCGCCATTGAGAAAGTAGGTGGATTCGATCCGATATACGGCCGTGGTATGTATGAACACAGTGACCTCGCGCTACGTATCCATAACGCTGGCCTGACGACGTGGGCTTACGGTGATGTGGTCGGTTCAGAAAAGCTAATCCATTCTCTCGATGAGCATGAAGCCGTAGAGCGTTCGGTACCGCGCCCCGACCGACAGGCGCTTGTGGAACGTAACGTGAAGATCCACAACGAACGGCGTGATGCCGGGTTTACTGGTTACGTTGAATACCGCCAGCAGCGCGACGTGGTTATCACAACGCTGCTTACCAGTCAGCCTGACCCGCAGCGCGGCACAAAAATGGCGGCCTCGCCTGACATGCTGAACAAATGGGCGGCCTCGCTTCGCCAGTGTGGTCGTATAGCGCTGGTGGATGAATTACTTACGGCTCCAACAGATGTTGAGCTGTATCTCGTACCTGACGTGAAGATGAATGTCTACTTTCGTCGCTGGCTGCACATCTGGCAGCACCTGCGAGATAACCCTGAATACCGGTTCGTCTGGTGTACCGATGGTACCGATGTCGAAATGCTTCGCGCGCCGTGGGAAGAAATGGAACCCGGTAAGGTGTATGTCGGTTCTGAACCGAAGACCTACGCCGACTCCTGGGCGAAACAAAATCATCCTGAACTTATCTATCAGGAGTTCATTGAAGCGCACCGCAACGATGTGATGCTAAACGCTGGTCTGCTAGGTGGTACCCGCGCTGATGTGATGGCGTTCGCTCACGGCATCATCCGTCTTTACTACCGGATCGAGAGTTATCGTTTCTGGAAGAAAGAACAGGCTGGCGCCGCGGTGGGTGACATGATCGCTTTTGGCATTGTCGCTAAGTCTTTTGGCGATCGCATTGTCACCGGCCCGCGCATCCACACAGTGTTTAAGACTGATGGGCTAGGGAAAGAAGTAGCTTTCTGGCGCCATAAGTAACCTCTATTGAGTTTCTTTATTCCTTTTCGTGGAAGGGTTTTCTATGCCTAAAAAAAGACCCATTGAGGAAAGATTCTGGGAAAAGGTTGATAAGCGTGGTGACGATGAGTGCTGGATTTGGCTCGGCGCAACCATTCAACCTGGTGGCGGAAGACATATCAAACCTCAGATATACGGGAAAATAGCGGGGCCAAGAACGCCAGCAGGACGTGTTTTTTGGTCTTCTCATCGGCTTTCATGGTTTCTGAAGCATGGTGATATTCCGCCTGGCATGCTCGTGGACCATAAGTGTCATAACACTCTATGCGTTAATCCTTCCCACCTCAGACTCGTAACTCCAAAGCAAAATAGCGAAAACCGAGAGGGACCCGCTATCACACGGAATTCATCTGGGAAGCGCGGGGTTAGATGGAATCCTCAGGTTGGCAAATGGCATGCGTACTACAGCCACAACAGAAAGGCGCACTGCGTAGGCTTCTTCGATGATCTTGAGGAGGCTGCTGAAGCCGCACGACGAGCCCGTAATAAGGTGTTTACCCATAATGATACTGACAGATATTAAGTTCTGCGTTGTTGGCCATCATTCTCGCATAGGTCATGCGCAACGACTTGCCGCGCTGCTAGATGCTCATCTGCTTATTGATGAGGGTAACCGCGGCGCGAACTGGAATCATCGTCGCGCGCTTGAATGGGCATCATGGCAGGATTGCCGGGTAGTGATAATCGAAGATGACGCATTGCCTGTTCCAGATTTTATTGAGCAGGCTCGCGAATGGCTTAACCGCTTCCCGGAATCGCTGGTGAGTTTCTACCTGGGTACGGGGCGACCACCTCAGTATCAAATGCAGATAGCTGAGCGGCTGATTGTTGCTGATAAGACTCAGGCTGATTACATCACGCTGCAGCGGCTTATACACGGCGTTTGTTATAGCGTACCGCATCAGAATATTGAACGAGTCCTTTCTCGATGGGACAGCAGCAAGCCAGCTGATTATGCCGTTGGTGATGCCTATGGAGGCGCTGTTGTTTATCCGTGTTACTCGCTGGTGGATCATGCTGACGGCGAACCGGTTGAGCATCACCCCGACTCAGCGCCACGCACTGAACGCCGCCGGGCATGGAGGTTAGCCTGATGCCTGCGTTAATACCGAGGGCATGCCGCAAGCGTGGCTGTTCTGGAACAACCACAGACCGCTCAGGCTATTGTCCCAAGCACCTTAACGAAGGCTGGCAGCAGCATCAGCGAGGACAGAGCAGGCATCAGCGAGGTTATGGCAGCAAGTGGGACAGGCTGCGCCCAATCGTTCTCGACAGAGATAAACACCTTTGTCAGGAATGCCTGCGAAATGGAAGGTATACACCCGCTGAGACGGTGGACCACATCACCGCCAAAGCAAATGGGGGGACCGATGACCTTTCCAACCTCGAAAGCCTCTGTAAGCCCTGCCACAGGGCGAAAACAGCGGTCGAAAGACTCAAATGAAATCAATTCTCATTTGAATCGACCGATGGGGAGGGCGGGTTGAAAGTTCAGGAACGACGCGCCAAAGGACCGCCGCCCAACCTCTTTTCACATCGCCGCAGGTTAGAAAACTTTTTTATGGGGTCCCCCACTCGATGATTAATAGGAGTTTTCGATTATGTCTGGACCACCGAAAACCCCGACCCATCTACGTTTGGTGAGGGGTAACCCATCTAAACGCCCGATCAATGAGAACGAACCAAAACCCCCTTCAGGGGTACCCCCAACGCCGAAGCATTTCGACAAGCAGGGGAAATACTGGTTTAAACGGATGGCCGACGAGCTTGATGCTATAGGTGTGATGTCTCAGCTTGATGCCAGAGCCCTTGAGCTGCTGGTTGAGGCCTATACCGAATACCGGCATCACTGCGACACGCTTGAAGTTGAGGGCTACACCTACCGGACCGAAACGCAGAACGGTGATGTGCTGATCAAGGCTCATCCCGCCGCCATCATGAAAGCTGATGCCTGGAAACGTCTGCGCGCCATGCTTGGTGAGTTCGGCATGACGCCAGCCAGTCGCTCGAAAGTGAATGCAAAAGGTCCTGATGCGGTTGATCCGCTGGCCGAGTTTATGAAAGCGAGGGATTAATGGCTAAGGTTGCAGAAGGCATCCGCTACGCCGAGAGGGTGGTGGCGGGGGAAATTATTGCCTGTGAGTATGTGCGCCTTGCCTGTCAGCGTTTTCTTGACGATCTGGCACATGGCGAAGAGCGCGGTATTTTCTTCAGTGAACCGCGCGCGCAGCACATTCTGAATTTCTATAATTTTGTACCTCACGTAAAAGGCGCACTGGCAGGACAGCCTATTGAGCTGATGGACTGGCACGTTTTCATCCTGATTAATATTTTTGGTTTCGTTATCCCGCTGGTTAACGAAGAAACGGGAGAAACCGTCCTGCGTAACGACGGTAGCGGTCGTCCAGTAATGGTTCGGCGCTTTCGTACAGCAGATGTTGAGGTGGCCCGTAAAAATGCCAAATCAACTCTTTGCTCCGGCGTGGGGCTTTATATGGCTGGTGCCGACGGCGAGGGCGGTGCGGAGGTTTATTCCGCTGCAACCACCCGTGACCAGGCACGAATTGTTTTTGAAGACGCGAAAAATATGGTCAAGAAGGCGAAAGCCACGCTTGGGCGGATCTTCGAATTCAACAAGCTCGCTATATACCAGGAGCAAACGGCCTCCAAGTTCGAGCCATTATCATCAGATGCGAACAACCTCGATGGTCTGAACATCCACTGCGCTATCGTCGACGAGCTGCATGCTCACAAAACCCGTGACGTCTGGGACGTTCTGGAGACGGCAACCGGCGCGCGTCTGCAATCGCTGCTTTTCGGTATCACCACCGCCGGTTTCAACAAAGAAGGCATCTGCTACGAATTGCGTGATTACGCCATCAAGGTGCTGCGTGGGCTGGTAAAAGACGATACGTTTTTTGCCATCATCTACACCTTAGATGAAGGTGACGATCCCTTTGATGAAAAAGTCTGGCAGAAGGCGAATCCGGGGCTGGGTATCTGTAAGCGCTGGGATGACCTGCGCCGCCTGGCTAAAAAGGCGAAAGAGCAGGTTTCGGCCAGAATTAACTTTTTCACCAAGCACATGAATATCTGGGTTACCGCTGAGTCAGCCTGGATGGACATGATGAAATGGGAGAAATGCGAGTTTATCGCCCCGCAGCACGAACTTAAAACCTATCCCTCCTGGGTGGGCGTTGACCTGTCAAACAAAATTGATATCTGTGCGGCCGCGAAAGTCTGGCGGGCGCCAGATGGCCACGTTCATGCGGATTTCAAATTCTGGCTACCGGAAGGACGCCTTGAGAAATGTTCACGCCAGATGGCAGAGCTATATCGTAAGTGGGCCGGGATGGACAAGCTGATCCTTACCGACGGTGATGTAATCGACCATGCTCAGATTAAGGAAGAGCTGCAGGTGTGGGTTGCTGGCGAGAGTCTGAAAGAAATTGGCTTCGACCCGTGGAGTGCGACGCAGTTCAGCCTTGCGCTGGCAGAAGAAGGGCTGCCGCTGGTGGAAGTGCCGCAGACGGTTCGCAATTTCTCTGAGGCGATGAAAGAGGTCGAAGCACTGGTATACGGCGGCCGCTTCCATCACAGCGATCACCCGGTAATGAACTGGATGATGTCCAACGTAACCGTCAAACCTGACCGGAACGAGAACATTTTCCCGAACAAGTCCACACCAGAGGCCAAGATTGATGGCCCGGCGGCATTGTTCACAGCAATGAGCCGCGTTCTGGTTAACGGTGGCAACGACCAGCAGGATCTCTCCGGATTCTTCAATAATCCCATCATGGTAGGTTTCTGATGAAAAAAAACAAACAGCCAGGCAGGGTGAAAAGCGCTCTGCTTAACTGGCTTGGTGTGCCTATCAGCCTGACTACCGGCACGTTCTGGGAGGAATGGTTTGGCACCAGCAGCAGCGGCCAGGTGGTGACTGCTGAGAAAGCAATGCGGCTTTCTGCAGTATGGGCCTGTGTCAGGCTGCTTAGCGAATCTGTTTCTACCTTGCCACTAAAGATTTACGAGCGTCAGGCGGATGGTTCACGTAAGGCAGCAACGAACCACCCAGCCTATTCAGTGCTTTGCCGCCGACCAAATGCGGAAATGACGCCTTCACGCTTCATGCTGATGGTGGTCGCCAGCATCTGTCTGCGCGGTAATGCCTTTGTCGAGAAGAAGTACATTGGTCAAAAGCTGGTATCGCTGTTGCCTTTATTGCCGCAGAACATGGTGGTAAAGCGGCTCGATAGCGGGGCGCTGGAATATACTTATACCGAAAACAAAGCCAAGCGCGTCATTCCGGTAAAAAACATTATGCACATCCGGGGATTCGGCCTCGATGGAGTTTGCGGAATGATGCCGATGATGGCCGGCCGTGACGTGATAGGCGCGGCCCTGGCAGTGGAGCAGTCGGCCGCAAAAATCTTTGAAAATGGCATTCAGAGCTCAGGATTTCTCAGCTCCAAGGAAGCGCTCAATGACGAGCAGCGTGAGCGTCTTCGTAGTTATATGCAGGCTTTTACCAGCTCGAAGAATGCCGGAAAAATAATGGTGCTTGAGGGCGGAATGAATTACCAGGGCGTCACTATGAACCCTGAAGACGCGCAGATGCTGGAAAGCCGATCATTCAGTATTGAAGAGATCTGCCGCTGGTTCCGCGTTCCGCCGTTTATGGTAGGTCACGCGGACAAACAGAGCAGTTGGGCATCAAGTGTCGAAGGCATGAACCTGCAGTTCCTGACAAATACCCTTCGGCCACTGCTGGTAAATATTGAGCAGGAGATTTCGCGTTGCCTTCTGGACAGTGATGATGACCTTTTCGCCGAATTCTCTGTAGAAGGCTTGCTGCGCGCTGACAGCGCGGGGCGTTCTGCCTACTACACAACAGCGTTGCAGAACGGTTGGATGTCGCGCAATGACGTGCGCCGTCTTGAAAATCTTCCGCCGATTGAGGGAGGGGAGATTTACACAGTCCAGTTGAACCTGACGCCGCTAGATCAGCTGCGTGAGAACAATGTCGGGGCGCAGGCCAGCAATATTATGAAGCTCCATGCCTTCCTTTTTCCGGACATTCCGCCGGAGCAGTCACCGCTAAAAAAAGCGGCTTAGGAGAACCAATGAAGAAGATGAGTACTCTTCCGGCGGCACCGGAGGGGCGGATTTCTGCGTCTGCAAAACGCGAACTGCCTGCCGCCGCGATTGAACGCTGGGACGGAAGTATTCGCGCTGCTGCGCAGTCTGGTGAGAACACCATCACCATTTTCGATGTGATCGGAGAGGACTGGTGGGGTGACGGTGTAAGCGCAAATCGGATTGCTGCGGCGTTGCGTTCACTCGGTGGCGAGGATGTGACGGTTCACATCAACTCGCCTGGCGGGGATATGTTCGAAGGTCTTGCCATTTACAACCTTTTCCGTGAGTACCAAGGGAAAGTCACCGTAAAAGTTCTGGGCCTCGCAGCGTCAGCAGCATCCATCATCGCAATGGCGGGGGATGAGGTCCAAATAGGCCGCGGTGCGTTTTTTATGATCCACAACGCCTGGATCATGGCAGCCGGCAACCGGAATGATTTCCGGGAATACGCCGACTACCTGGAGCCCTTCGATAAGGCCATGGCAGATATCTATGCCGCTCGTTCCGGTATGCCGGTCGAAGAAATCCAGTCGCTGATGGACAAAGAGTCATTTATCGGCGGTAGCGACTCGATAACCAAAGGTCTGGCCGACGCGCTGCTCTCATCTGATGAAATCACCAGCGATGAAGAAAGCCCTGCGGCGGCTATTCGCAAAATTGATGCTTTTCTGGCGAAGGGCGGTATGCCCCGTTCTGAACGCCGGAAGCACCTGAAAGCTTTGGGCAGCATGCCGGGCGCTGCTGCCGAAGAAAACGACAAGCCGGGCGCTGTCGATGAAGTAAGCCCTGAAGCACTTAACTCACTCAAATCTGCGCTGGCATTGCTCGGCGAATAAGGAAAAAACATGTCTCAAGTAAACGAACTCCTGCAGAAGGTATCGGCCAAACTGGAAGAGGTATCCTCTGATTTCAGCAAGAAGGCAGAAGAAGCGCTCACCGAAGCCCGCAACTCAGGATCACTGTCTGCTGAAACCAAAGCATCGGTAGATAAAATCGCGCTCGAGCACAACGTGCTCAACGAATCACTGAAAACGCTGAAAGCTTCAGTGGGCGATCTGGAGCAGCACGTAGCCAGCATGCCGCTGAATGCTGCGAAAGAAGGCATCCAGTCTGTCGGCCAGCAACTGGTGTCGGCGGAGGCGATGAAGGATATCCGCTCCAGCATGGAAGGCAACAAGCGCGTGAGTGTGCCTGTACAGGCGGCAATCACCACCGTTGACGTGCCGGGGCAGATTATCGCGCCAACGCGTCTGCCTGGCATCGACCAGACGCCGAAGCAGCGTCTTTTCATTCGCGATCTGATTGCACCTGGCCGCACACAGTCGAACACCATTTATTACGTGAAGCAGACAGGCTTTACTAACAATGCCTCAGTTGTGCCGGAAAATACCACGAAGCCTTACAGCGAAATCCAGTTCGCTGAAGAGACGACGCCAGTTCGCACTATCGCGCACATGTTTAAGGCATCCAAGCAGATTCTGGATGACTTTGCACAGTTGCAGTCAACGGTGGATGCAGAAATGCGTTACGGCCTTAAGTACGTCGAAGAGCAGGAAATCCTGTTCGGCGACGGCACAGGTGCGCATCTGAAAGGGATTATCCCGCAGGCTGTTGCGTTTAACCCTGCGTTTGACGTTGAGAAACAGTCAGGAATCGACGTACTCCGTCTGGCAATGCTTCAGGCTCAGCTGGCGCGCTTCCCTGCGTCCGGGCATGTTCTGCACTTTACCGATTGGGCGCGCATCGAGCTCACCAAAGACGAGCTGGGCCGCTACATTCTGGCAAACCCGGCGCAACTCACCACGCCGACCCTGTGGGGGCTGCCTGTTGTTGCGACCGAAGCCGCTCAGTTCCTGGGTAAGTTCCTGACCGGTGCATTTAACTCCGGCGCGCAGTTGTTCGACCGCGAAGATGCAAACGTTGTGATCTCGACTGAGAACGCCGACGACTTCGAGAAGAACATGATCTCCATCCGCTGCGAAGAGCGCGTGGCGCTGGCTGTTTATCGTCCGGAAGCGTTCGTGTTCGGTTCCCTCACGGGTGCTGGCAGCTAAACACCACGGCGGCCTTCGGGCCGCTTTTTTTCGGGGCAAACAAATGCTTGATCAGAATGTGGTGAAACAGCATTGCCGAATTGATACCGACTTTACGGGTGATGATGCTCTGCTGGAGATTTACACAGGTGCGGCGGCCCGGTACGTCCAGACATGGACACGCCGAACGCTCTATGAAAAGGAAAGCAGCCCTGGCTACGCTGACGACCCGGACCCGATCCTGCTCAATGATGATGTGAAGGCAGCCATGCTACTGCTTATTGGTCACTGGTATGCAAACCGGGAATCCGTTGCCATCGGGCAAACCGTTGCAGAGGTCCCGCTTGCAGTTGAAGCCCTGCTTCAGCCATACCGAATTTACGGAGTGTAGGAGGGTTTATGCAGGCCGGAAGACTGAGAGACAGGGTGGTTATTCAGAACATAACAACATCCAGAGACCCTTCTGGTCAGCCTGTTGAAACGTGGCATGACGGCGCGACTACATGGGCAGAAGTTAAAGGTATCAGCGGGCGTGAGCTTGTAGCGGCAGGTGCAGAAACGGCCGTAGCCACTATCAGGGTATGGACACGATTTCGTAGCGATATAACTGCTGCGTCCAGACTCAGGGTTATGACTGGCCCGTTCAAGGGTGCCATTTTGAATATCATTGGTCCGCCAATCCCTGATTCTCGTGGTATTCAGCTCGAAATTCTTTGTAAGCAGGGGATCGAAAAATGATTGAGACGAGCCTCGATTTTTCCGGCCTGAATGACATCGCAAAGGATCTGGAGGCGCTTAGCCGCGCTGAAAACAATAAGGTTCTTCGTGATGCCACGCGCGCCGGTGCGGAGGTGCTTAAGGACGAAGTGATCGCACGTGCACCGGTACGCACCGGAAAACTGAAAAAAAACGTGGTGGTGGTGACCCAAAAAAGCCGCCGCCGCGGGGAGATTTGTTCCGGCGTCCATATTCGTGGCGTTAACCCGCGCACCGGCAACAGCGATAACACGATGAAGGCGAATAACCCGAGAAACGCCTTTTACTGGCGCTTTGTGGAGCTTGGCACTGCGAACATGCCTGCGCATCCTTTTGTGCGACCCGCTTACGATACGCGCGAGGAAGAGGCCGCCAGCGTCGCCATTGCCAGGATGAATCAGGCTATTGATGAGGTATTGAGCAAGTGAATGAAGATAATATCTACGCCTTGCTTTCTCCCCTGGCAGAAGGACGGGTATATCCCTATGTTGCGCCATTAGGTAGTGACGGGAAACCGTCTGTCTCGCCACCATGGATTATCTTTTCCATCGTCGATGATGTTTCCGCTGACGTACTGTGTGGCCAGGCAGAGAGCAGGGTTTCCATTCAGGTAGATGCTTACTCAACCTCCATCAAAGAGGCGCGCGCGCTCGTGGAAGATGCTCTAGTGGCGCTACGGCCACTAAACCCGACGGAGGTCGCCAGGCTCCCCGGATACGAGCCCCATCGACGACTCTACCGCATGACCCTCGATTTCAGGGTTACCCCCTGACAATTAATTCACCCAACGAACCCGCCTGATGGCGGGTTTTCTTTTTCCAGGAGACAGCTATGTCTGCACTTTATGAAAAATCGCAGCTGACGAAGATCCTTATTTCCTCTGCGCCAGCCACCAAAGAAACGATGGACTCTGCAACCTTCCTCGATCTGAGTTGCACCATCAAAGAAATTCAGTTCACCGGTGGTCAGAAGCAGGATATCGACGTAACAACGCTTTGCTCTACCGAGCAGGAGAATATCAACGGTCTGCCTTCTCCGTCAGAAATCTCTCTGTCCGGTAACTTTTACAAGAACCCGGCGCAGGACGCCTTGCGCGATGCGTATGACAACGATACGACCTACGCTTTCCAGGTCATTTTCCCGTCGGGCAAAGGCTTTAAGTTCCTGGCTGAAATCCGCCAGCACACATGGTCTTCCGGTACCAACGGCGTAGTGGCGGCAACGTTCTCCCTGCGCCTGAAGGGTAAGCCTGAAAACATCGAATCTGGTTCATGAGGGGTTGCATGAAAAATATTAAAAACCTCGCCCTGGCTAAGATGTCGGGCTTTCGTCATAAGTCGGTCGCCGTTCCTGAGTGGGAAGGCGTCAAAGTAGTTCTCCGTGAGCCGTCAGGTGAAGCCTGGCTGCGCTGGCAGGAAGTGGTGAAAGCGGGTGCTGATGATGAAAATGTGTCGGTATCGGAAAAGGCACACCGTAATCTTTGCGCTGACGTTGTTCTCTTCATTGACGTTCTGTGTGACACCGATAAGCAACCGGTATTCAGCGTAGATGAAGAAGAGCAGGTGCGTGAAATCTACGGCCCCGTCCATTCACGCCTGCTCAAACAGGCGCTTGACCTGATCAACAATGCGGACGAAGCGCGGGAAAAGTCTCAACCCCCGGCGTAAAGTTTCTGATGTCGCTTGCGCTCCGGATGGGGCGCACGCTCTCAGAGCTTCGGCAGAATATGACGGCAAGCGAGCTTCTGATGTGGATTGAGTTCGACAGGCAAAGTCCGGTTGGCGATATCCGTGGCGACATTCAGGCAGCTCAGCTCGTCTCTGCTATCTACGGCTCGCAGGGGGCAAAAGTACCGCTGGACGATGCGATCCTGCGATGGGGTGGCGATGAGCAATCAGCACCAAAAGACCCGTTTGCTGGGCTTGAGGCTGCGTTAATGGCTGCATCAAATTAGGGCGGTAAACCGCCCGTAACTTAGTTTATTTGCGATAATATAAAAACTATAAAGCCTATAAGAACTATAGCCCCTATAACTTTACCTATGTTCTCTGCCACATTTTCTGTCTGCTGCGCCTGCGCATTCAATTCTGAAGTTTCATCTAAGATTGTATCAGTAATAGCGTTAAATTCTTCGGAAAGAGTATTGTAAATACAAACTTGAGCCTCTTCCGGCTCATTTTCAAAAAAATCGTTAATGACATCATTGCTCTCAAGTGTGGCTATATGAATATTCTCACCTAAAGAGGATATATAATCAAAATAATCACACTGAGTTTTTGCTAACCCTCTTATTTTTAAGCGGTTAGGTTTATAGGAAAGCGTTCCATCTTCCTTTTCCCTAACTTCGTAGTAGTCATCCGGGTTGCCGGGAACTTCAAAGTTCAAGCTCAACATATATGTCTCCATGTGCAAAAAAAAAGCTAAGCCTCTGAGGTGTTAGTCCGAGTGGCTATTCTATTTTCATTATTAAGGTACAAGAGATGGCGGCTCTACGCGAACTAATAATTAAAATCTCCGCGAACTCTCAGTCTTTCCAGAGTGAGATTGCTCGCGCCTCACGAATGGGTGCGGACTATTACCGTACCATGCAAAATGGTGGTCGTCAGGCCGCCGCGGCTGCCAGAGAGAGCGAAAGGGCATTATCTGATCTGACCGCTGGATTTGCATCAGCAGGGAAAGCCGCCGCGGCTGCTAGCGCAGCGTTTGCTACCGGGAAAATTGTTCAGATTGCTGATGAGTGGAACTCCGTAAATGCACGACTCAAGCAGGCATCATCTTCTGCTGACGATTTTGCTGCTTCTCAGCGTCAGTTAATGGAGATAAGCCAAAGGACCGGCACCGCGTTTTTAGATAACGCAAACCTTTTTTCCCGCGCAGCTGCTTCAATGCGTGAATACGGGTATAGCTCTGATGAAGTTCTGAAAATTACCGAGGCTGTTTCTACCGGCCTCAAACTTTCTGGGGCTAACACCCAGGAGGCGAGTTCTGTTATCACTCAATTCAGCCAGGCTCTGGCACAGGGCGTTCTTCGTGGTGAGGAGTTTAACGCTGTTAACGAATCCGGTGATCGCGTTATTCGCGCACTTGCCGCCGGAATGGGCGTGGCCCGCAAAGACCTTAAGAGCATGGCTGACCAGGGGCAACTTACGATTGATAAGGTTGTTCCAGCATTGGTAGGCCAGTTAGATAATTTGCAAGATGAGTTCAAAAGCTTACCACAAACGGTTTCTGGTTCCTTGCAGAAGGTTACTAACTCATTCATGCAATGGGTTGGCGGTATTGATCAGGCTACCGGCGCAACGGCAGGTTTGTCTGGCGGGCTGGATAGTTTAGCTCAAACTCTGGATGCGTTCACTTCTTCAGCTGTTAGTGGTGCCTTGAATGACGTTGCTGACAACATGTCCACAATAACAACAGTAGCAGGGGCGCTTGTTGGCGTTGGGCTGGCAAGATATCTCAGCGGAGTTGTAACCAGCGCCACGAGTGCAACAGGTGCACTAATTTCAGCAGCGAAATCAGAGGTAGCACTTGCTGTTGCGCAGGATAAAGCGGCTCAGTCTGCTGTTGCAGCTTCAAGGGCTGAAGTTTATCGAGCCCAGCAAGCTGTTCAGCGTTCACGAAGTGCAGATGTCCAAGCTGCTCAGCAAGAGAAAATTGCGGCAGCGGAAGCAAAGGTTACAGCAGCTCAAGCCAGGCTGACTACTGCTCTTGCAACTGGCACCGCTACGGAAAAAGTCAGGGCCAGGACTGCGCTTGAACGTGCACAGGCAGGGCTGGTGGCAGCTAAAAACGCTGATGCCCAGGCTGTTGCAGAAAGGCGCTTGTCCGCGACACAGGCTTCCTTAAGCCGGAACCTTGCAAACCGCGTCTCGACTCAGAGCAATCTCAATAGCGTAACATCTGTCGGTACTCGGCTGATGAGTGGTGCGCTTGGCCTGATTGGCGGCGTGCCTGGTCTGGTGATGCTGGGAGCAGGCGCCTGGTATGCGATGTATCAGAATCAGGAGCAGGCTCGTCGTTCTGCACAGGAGTATGCCAGTCAAATTGACGACATTAGAGAGAAAACATCTCGCATGTCCCTATCGGAAACGGATGACAACCGTGGCAGGACTGTTGGAGCCCTTGTCGAGCAAAATCGTCTGATTGATGAGCAAGCAAGGAAGGTTGGTGACCTGAAGTCTCAAATTGACGATCTTAATGCCTCCCGTGGTAAGCCGGGCATTACCAGCGAGAACGATGCCAATATTTTAAGGGCTATCGCGATTGTTACTGATCAACTCGCGGTTGAAGAGGGGAAATTGAATGATATGCGAGATAAGTCTCGCGGAATTCAGCAGGCCCTCGAAGAAATAGAGCGGCGTCGTAACGATTTGATACGTGAGCAAGCCTGGCGTCAGAATGCTGTATATCAGTCACTGATTATGATGAATGGGCAGCATACTGAATTTAATAAACTTCTTGGGTTAGGCAATCAACTCCTTATGGCGCGTCAGGGACTGGCTAACGTCCCGCTCAGGCTTCCGCAGGCAGACCTCGACAAAAAGCAAACCGATGCCATCGAAAAGAGCCGCCGGGATCTGGAGTTGTCACGCCTGAAGGGGGAGGCCAAAGAGCGCCTGCGGCTGAGTTATGCAGCCGATGACCTGGGGTTAACCAGTGATCCACAATTCCAGACTGGACGTCAGGAGTTGATTAATAACGGCCTGGCTGAATGGCGGAATAATGAGGCCAACAAACCCAAGGCGAAGGGCGGTAAAACCGAAGGAGAGAAAACAGAGGATGTTTATAAGCGCCTTATCAAGCAGCAAAAAGAGCAGATCGCCCTGCAAGGTCAGAATACTGAACTGGCGAAGGTTAAATACCAGGTCAGCCAGGGCGAACTTGCTTCTCTGACAGAAGCCCAGAAGAAGACGGTATTGCAAAATGCTGCGCTGATTGACCAGGTTAAATTGCGTGAGCAACTGCGAAATTACGAAGCCAACCTTGCTGACAGTAACGCCAGCGCCCGCGCAGCTAATGAAGCGCAACTGCTGGGTTACGGGCAGGGTACCCGGTTCCGGGAAAGACTTCAGGAGCAGTTCAACCTGCGTAAGGAGTTTGAGCAGAAGAATACCGATCTTCTTCGCCAGCGCCAGGCTGGTGAAATCGACGAGACGTTCTATCAGCAGGGGCTGGCACTCAATAAGCGCTATCTCGAAGAGCGCCTGCGCGACCAGGAGGGATATTACTCAGCTTCTGATGCGCAGCGTGACGACTGGATGACGGGGTTGTCAGAAGGTTATGCGAACTGGGTGGACGAAGCTACGGATTATTCTTCCATGGCTGCTGACGGCATGAAGCAGGCTATGGGGGGCGCTGTCACCACGATTACCGACATGCTCAATGGCAACGTTGACAGTTGGAAGGACTGGGGCGTCAGCGTGCTGAAGATTATCCAGAACGTACTGGTCAATATGGCTGTTGCTAACGGCGTCAGTTCAATTGGCTCCCTGTTCAGTTTTGGTGCCTCGTCTGCCGCTACCGCCAGCAGCGGTACTGCAATTCAGAACGCTGGCGCGAACTTCACCTTTAACGCGAAGGGTAATGTTTACGACTCTCCTTCCCTGAGCGCTTACAGCAATGGCGTTTTTCAGACGCCTCAGTTGTTTGCCTTTGCCAAAGGTGCGGGGGTTTTTGCCGAGGCAGGCCCGGAAGCCATTATGCCGCTCACTCGGGCAGCTGATGGTTCGCTGGGCGTTCGGGCAGTTGGTGCTCCTCAGGTTTCTGGCGGTGTGCCTTCGGTTAACTTTGGCGATATCAATATTCAGGGCGGATCACCGCAGGCGGCCAGTCAGGGTACTGCCGGAGCAGCAGGCAGACAACTGAAAGATGCCATCACTGGCGCCATTAACGAACAGGCCAGCATGCCGGGCTCGCCTCTGTGGCGATTAATCAAGGGAGTTTAACCATGGCAGTCGAAACCTTCAGCTGGTGCCCAAAGGTTGCCTCTCAGGTTGATACAAGTTTTCGTACCCGAAAGGCGCAGTTTGGCGATGGCTATACACAGGTGGCCGGGGACGGCATCAACCCGGTAACACCTCAGTGGAGCGTGAGCTTTACCGGCGACGAGGCTTACATTCAGGCCATTAAAAACTTTCTGAACAGACATACAGGGTGGAAGTCATTTATCTGGAAGCCGCCGCTTGAGCCTTCAGGTTTATGGCGCGCGGAATCCTTCCAGATATCTACCCACGGCAACAAAAAATACACCCTCAGCAGCACATTCATACAGGCATACCATCCATGAGTATTTCATCTGATGTCCAGAAACTGGAACCGGGTAAGCGCGTCCGCCTGATCGAGGTGGACGGCTCAGCGTTCGGTGCGGGTATTCTTCGCTTTCACAACGAGACAATCCCGCATACCGAGGCGGAAATCATCGCCGCAGGCGGCGACGAGTCAAAACTTGAGCCGAAGTCGGTGTGGTGGCAGGGGCAGGAGTATGGCGCGTGGCCGTATGAACTGACCGGCATATCTGTCAGCAGTGACGGCCAGAGCTCACGGCCTTCACTCACCGTTGCAAACATCAGCGGTACGATTGGCGCGCTGTGCCGAAGGTTTCAGGGGATGGCTAAAGCAAAGGTGATCATCCATGACACCTTCGCCCACTATCTGGACGCAAGAAATTTTCCTGGCGGGAACCCGACTGCGAATCCCAACGAGGAGCGCAAACAGGTTTATTACATCGACCGTAAATCAGGGTCAGACGATGAAACCGTAGAGTTTGAGCTTTCAAGTCCAGCCGATTTGCGAGGGCAACTCATTCCGACCCGGCAAATTCAGCCAATGTGCACGTGGTGCATGCGGGGCTGGTACAAAACCGGGAACGGCTGCACCTACGCCGGGCAAAACGGCTGGTTCGATAAAGACGGCAATCGGGTGGACGATCCTTCACAGGATGTTTGCTCCGGACTGCTGTCAACGGGCTGCAAACCTCGTTTCGGAGAGAATGAACAGCTGGATTATGGCGGGTTCCCCGGCGCTTCACTTCTGAGAGGATAATCATGCGCGACAAAACAGTTAGCGCCATTCTGGCGCATGCCGCCACATCCTTCCCCGAGGAGTGCTGTGGCGTGGTTATTCAGAAGGGGCGGGTGGAGAAATACATCCCCTGCAAAAATAATGCTGAGTCGCCGACTGAGCAATTTGAACTCAATCCTGAGGATTATGCGGCCGCCGAAGAGCAGGGCACTGTGGTGGCGATCGTCCACAGTCACCCCGGCGACGGGGCAACAACCCAGCCGAGCGAGCTCGACATGCTGATGTGTGATGCCACGGAACTGCCCTGGATTATTGCATCGTGGCCGGAGGGCGACATTCGCACCGTCATGCCTCGCGGAGACCGTCCCCTCACAGGACGCCAGTTTGTGCTCGGGCATGCAGACTGCTGGTCTCTCATCATGGACTATTTCCGCATCGAACACGGCATTGAACTGCCCAACTACAGCGTAGATCGGCACTGGTGGGAGCAGGGTGAAAACCTCTATATGGACAACTGGCAGGAATGCGGTTTCCGTGAGTACGACGGTCCCGCTCAGCCCGGTGACATGGTTATCATGCAGGTACAGTCCACCGTCCCGAACCATGCCGGGATTTTGCTTGATGGCAACATGCTACTGCATCACATGTATGGCCAGCTAAGCCAGCGTATTCCCTACGGTGGCTATTACCGTGACCGTACCATCAAAATTCTGCGTTATAAGGATTTGATGTAATGGAAAGAAAAACCGTTATCAAACTCAGCGGCTCAATGGCTCAGCGATTTGGCAGGACACATCGCCGCGCACTAACGTCGGCCAGCGAAGTTTTCAGGGCGCTTTCTAACACCATTGCCGGCTTTGATGCTTATCTGCGTGAAGCTCGGGCAAAGGGACTGGATTTTGTTATTTTCCGGGATCGTCGCAATATTGGGCACGAAGAGTTTGAACTCCTGGGGCCGGGTGATGAGTTAAGAATAATCCCTGTGATAAGGGGTAGTAAAAGAGCTGGAGTTTTCCAGGCGTTGCTCGGAACGGCTCTGGTCGCTGCTGCCATATGGATGCCGGGAGTTAGTATCGCAGCAAGTAACCTCATGTTTTCCGTTGGTGCCGCAATGGCCGTTGGCGGTGTAGTGCAAATGCTCTCTCCTCAGGTTTCAGGTCTGCGAATGCGTCAGGAACCTGATAACAAACCCTCCTATGCGTTTGGTGGTCCCGTTAACACGACGGCATCTGGCAATCCCGTTCCCCTGCTTTATGGTCAGCGAGAAATAGGCGGCGCTATTATCTCCGCCGGGATATATGCAGAAGACCAGCAATAAACCAAACCACCCACTGTAAGCCACCTGACGGTGGCTTTTTTTATGGACGCGATATGACGACGACAATCATCAAAGGCCGCGGCAAAGGTGGCAGCAACCAGACCCGAACGCCTGTTGAGGCACCGGACAGCATTCAGTCCATTGCCAGGGCAAAGGTGCTGATTGCGCTTGGAGAGGGTGAGTTCGCTGGCGGGCTTGATGGTAAAAGCATTTTTCTTGGTGACTCATCTTCATACACGCCTCTTCAGAACGCCGACGGAAGTTATAACTTCAATAATGTGAAATATGAGTTCCGTTCCGGTACTCAGGACCAGGACTACATTCAGGGCTTCCCCGGCATTGAAAACGAACTTCAGGTTTCATACGAGCTGAAACAGGCTGTGCCGTACGTGCGCGCGGTATCCAACACGCAGCTCTCTGCGCTGCGAATTCGCCTGGGATGGCCAACTCTTTTACTCCAGAAAAACAACGGTGATAAAGTCGGCACCCGCGTCGAGTATGCTATCGATCTGTCGGTCGATGGCGGGCCGTATGAAACGGTGGTTAACGGTGCTGTTGATGACAAAACCACGTCGCTTTATGAGCGCAGTCACCGCGTCAATCTTCCGAAAGCCTCGACTGGATGGCAGTTGCGGGTTCGCAGAATCACGCCGGATTCCACGAGCGTGAATATCGTCGACACCATGCGCGTTGTGGCCGTTACTGAAATTATTGACGCCAAACTTCGCTACGTTAACACAGCGCTGCTGTATGTAGAGTTTGACGCAAAGCAGTTCCCTAATGGCATTCCTCAGGTTGTGTGTAATCCGAAAGGGCGAATCATCCGTGTACCTGATACTTATGATCCCGAAACCCGCACTTATTCTGGTACATGGGAGGGCGTATTTAAATGGGCATGGACGGATAATCCTGCCTGGATTTATTACGACATCATTCTGAACGAGCGCTTCGGGCTGGGTCAAAGAATTGATGCGACTCAGATAGACAAATGGGAGCTTTATCGCATCGCCCAGTATTGCGATCAACTGGTACCAGATGGCAAGGGCGGAAGTGGGACGGAGCCTCGTTTTCGTTGCAACGTTTATATCCAGGACCGTAATGACGCCTGGACTGTACTTCGTGATCTGGCGGGTATATTTCGCGGCATGACGTACTGGGGCGACAATAAGATGTATGTCCTGGCTGATATGCCACGGGATGTGTGGCACATCTATAACCACGCCAGCGTTGTTGAAGGAAAATTTACCTTTGCGGATCCGAGTGAAACCACCCGAAACACTGCCGCGCTGGTGAACTGGTCAGACCCTGCCAACCACTATAAAGACACGCCTGAGCCTGTTTACGATAACGATCTGGCCATGCGCTTCGATTATCGTCAGCTCGAAATGACTGCGATCGGCTGCACCAGGCAGTCAGAGGCAAACCGGCGGGGGCGCTGGGCGCTGCTCACTAACGGTATCGGCGAGGTGGTGACCTTCAGCACGGGCATGGACGTCCCACCTGTCGGGGAGGTGATCGGCGTGGCTGCTAACGAGCTGGCCGGAAGAACTATCGGCGGCAGGGTGAGTGGGGTTAACGGCCGCAACATAACCCTCGATCGCGCCGCTGATGTGAAGGCCGGGAACCGGCTGTTTTTGAATCTTCCATCAGGCACAGCTCAGGCCAGAACCGTCCAGGCCGTTAACGGAAACACAGTCACTGTCACCACACCCTACAGCGAAACGCCGGAGGCTGAATGTAACTGGGGTGTGGACTCTGACGATCTGTTTATAGCGCTTTTCCGTGTTACGGGAACGCGGGACAACAACGACGGCACTTTCGAGGTCACCGGGACGACTTACAACCCTGATATCTATTCCGCTGTTGATACCGGCGCAAGACTGGACGAGCGGCCAGTCAGTGTCATTCCACCGGGGGTTCAGGCTCCCCCAGGAAATATTGTCGTAGACAGTTACTCTACGGTTAACCAGAACATTGCGATTACCACTATGCGCGTTGCCTGGGATTCTGTTCAGGGTGCAGTTGCGTACGAGGCGGAATGGCGGCGTGACAGCGGCAACTGGATTAGTGTGCCCCGAACGTCTTCTCTCGGCTTTGAAGTGCAGGGTATCTACTCGGGTCGCTATCTGGTCCGTGTCAGGGCGGTGAACGCCAGCGACGTTTCATCAGTATGGGAGACATCATCAGAAGTAAATCTTACGGGTAAAGTGGGCAATCCGCCGAAACCGGTCGGCTTCATCGCTTCTGATAATGTGGTTTTCGGTATCGAGCTTAGCTGGGGATTCCCGGCGAACACCGACGACACGCTGAAGACGGAAATTCAGTACAGCCTGACCGGGACGGAAGACGATGCGATGCTGCTGGCAGACGTACCCTATCCGCAGCGCAAGTATCAGCAGATGGGCCTAAAGGCTGGGCAAATTTTCTGGTACCGCGCGCAGCTGGTGGACCGCAGCGGAAACGAATCAGGGTATACAGACTTTGTGCGCGGGCAGGCCAGCATCGATGTATCCGATATCACCGATGCAATCCTGGAGGACATGAAAGGCTCCGATACGTTCAAAGACTTGATCGAGAACGCGCTGGACAGCAGCGGAAAACTGGCAGAACTGGCTGATGCAATCAAAGAGAACGCAGACGGCCTTGCTGCTGCGGTTGGCTCGAACAAGCAGACCGCTGAAGCAATCATCGGAAACGCGCTGGCTATTGCCGATGTTGTCGTGCGCCAGACAGCCCAACAGGGCGCTAACTCTGCGACTTTCGAACAGCTCCGGGAGGTGATCGCTACTGAAACGGAGGCGCGCGTAACGGATGTTACGCGTCTTGAGGCAAAAACTGCGCAGAACGAGGCGGGAATTACCGAGGTAAGGCAGGCTCTGTCAGATGAAACTCAGGCAAGGGCTACTGCTGTTGATCAGCTCACTGCGAGTACTCAGGTCATTTCTGATAAAGCTGATTCGGCTTCGAGTAAAGCTGACGCTGCATCAGGTAAGGCAGATGCAGCTGAACAAGCCAGCTCGCAAAACACTGCTGATATCACCACGTTGCGACAGGTTGTCACCGACACGACTTCATCAATGGCATCCCGCCTGGAGGAGCTGGGAGCAAGAACCGATACTGCCAGCGGCGGCATCCAGAATAACGCTATCGCGCTAATAACGAGTACGCTGGCGCAGGTTGATCAGCGGGTGAGACTCAGTGCGCAGTACGGTGACAGCAAGGCCGGCATCGATCGTATTGATAACGTCATGGCAAGCGACAGGGAGGCAACAGCACGTTCGCTGCTAAGTTTGCAGACTGACGTGAACGGCAACAAGGCATCCATCAACAGCCTGAACCAGACGTTCTCCGATTATCAGCAGGCCACGGCCACGCAGATAAACGGCATTACGGCGACCATCAACGGGCATACGTCAGCCATTACTACTAACGCTCAGGCCATCGCGAACGTTAACGGGGACCTGAAGGCGATGTACAGTATCAAGGTCGGGTTATCCAGCAATGGTCAGTATTACGCGGCAGGGATGGGGATCGGCGTGGAGAATACGCCGTCCGGCATGCAGTCGCAGGTTATCTTCCTGGCTGACCGCTTCGCCGTTACTCACCAGGCAGGAGCGACCGTTACGCTTCCGTTCGTTATCCAGAACGGGCAGACCATAATCCGGGACACGGTCATTGGAGACGGGACGATTGGAAACGCCAAGATCGGCAGCTATATCCAATCTTCAACCTGGGACGGCACCGGGAACGTTGGCTGGCACATCAACAAATCTGGCTACGCGACGTTTAACAACGTGACCGTTCGCGGCTCGATTTACGCCACAAACGGTAATTTTTCTTTCAATGGCTCCGGTAACACAACGGTGATTAATGGTAATGGCGTAACCATTAATATTCCGGGTGGCGGCCGCATCGTACTGGGGACGTGGACATAAAATGCCGACAGGACTACTGATAGAACTAAATGACGGCGGAAAGCGCATGGAGATAACTGCGGGCCTGCGATGCCCGTCGTTTGGGGCCAACTTTGACAGTGGCTACCAGAAAGCCAAGTACGCTGATGTTGCCGGTTATGTTTCCGGGGCGCAGGTGCTGTTTATCCCTCACGCGACGGCTTATCTTGATTCAGGGCTGCTTCATAAAATGAACTCGGTCACCATATCCGGTGGCCGCGTGACGCAGAATTCCACGATGAAGGATATAAGCATCAGTGAGCGTGAGAGTACGTACACGTTCCCCGGAAGCATCTGGCAGATATTTCCTCCTGGTCAGCGTAAAGGAGAAGGCCTGCTTATTGATGACAGTACTGACTTCCTGGCGATTACCAATGCCACGCAGTCAGGGCAGTGTATCTGGAAGGGTACCGTCAATGTTCCCACTGGCGGCTGGGCAGTTCCCACGATAGCGGGGTACGACAAGTCCAAATATATCGTCTTTGGGCGCTGCAATAGCGGTAACACAGTCGATTTCGATGGCAACACGGTCAGGTTCTTCAGCCCTCCATCCACCAACGATGATGCTCCAACGACCGGCACGATAGATATTGTCATCTTTGCCAGTGGCGTGGCGCCGCAGCCTGGCACGGGGCTAAACATCTTCAATGCAGCCGGGGCTTGCACGTTTTCGACGACAAAGCGGCCTTTCGTCTACCTCAACCAACACTGGACGCCTTCGAAAAATGCCGTGAGCATCGGCAGCGGCTATGTTCCGCTGGGCAGATTCGGGCTGATGGCTCACGAAGTAAATGGCATGTATGTGTATCGAATGTTTGGAATAAAAATACAGAACGGCAGTGCTTCAGTTCAGGGTGGGAAATATCTTGGGCGCGAGCGGTATGCAATTTTTGGTAATGACACGGTAACGCCACTGAACCTTCCCGTTCTACCCGATATGTACGTCTGAATAAACTGTCTTTTTAATCAACCTCGCTCCGGCGGGGTTTTTTTATTGTCTGGAGAAAACATGATTTATACCACTGGCACTATCGCGATCAGCGGAAACACCCTTACAGGTACCGGCACAAACTTCACTGCTGCTGGATCTCTTATTCGTAACGGATGTACCGTTATTGCAATGACCAGCCCTGTGCAGGTATTTCAGATTACCACCATTGGCAGCGCAACAAGTCTCACCGTAACGCCAGCGGCTAACCCAGCAGTTCCCGCCGGAACCCGATTTGCCATTCTTCTGAGTGACAGTCTGAGCGTGGATGGGCTGGCGCAGGATATCGCTGAAACCTTCACGATGTACCAGCGCTACATGAGCGGGTTCGCTGACGTAATGCAGTCAGCCGGCACCGTGACGATCACCATCAACGGCAAGGAAGTAACCGTTCCGGGCATGCAGTCAGTGGTCCAGAAAGACCCGAACGGGCTGGTGCCGATGACCCTGGGCGGTACCGGCGCATCGACTGCTGCGGGAGCCCGAAAAAATCTGGAACTGGGTGATGCGGCTACAAGAAACTCGTTGTATGCACCTGATTACGCGAGTGAGGGGTTGATGGCTCGTGGTTATTTTGGATGGGGGACATACATAGCTCATCCGGGTGGTAATGACGGCAGGTATAACGAGTACAGCGGCATTTACAGAGGCCCTGGTGATGGTGGCGTTCAGTACTTCGATAATTTTGCCCCAATGCTGGTTATGTCAAGGTACCAGGGCGTTTATGGAATGCTACAGATTGCGCCGACAACAGGAAGAGCTGCGGTACGGGGGCGAAGCGGTAATAACTTCTCGGCGTGGAATGAGCTCTACACCACTGGCAATACCACCAAAGCCAGTGACGGTACGCTTAAGGCAGCATCGCCTGTAGCCCGTATTGTGAAAAGCCAGAAGGAATGTCAGCGCACTGACATCGACGAACAGGAATTCGCCTGGTGCGGCTGTGGTACGGCGAACGCCGAGGCGGAGGGGATAACCCTTTCCCGCCTCGATATTGGGGTTTACAAGCTCACTGGTTCGGCAGGCCTGGCGTCTGAGGGATGGCAGCTCCTCCCTCCAATGGACCCGGGCGGAATGGGAGAGCTGGGTGTAGTTGAGGCAGAGCAGACAGAAAGCGGTGGGCTGACGATTCGGCTTTTTAAGCGGAAATACATGCTGGGCGATGAGGGGGAGATCGTCAAAGCAAAAGGGGAACCGATGGACGTGCCGGTGAACAGCTGGATCGATGTTCGTCTCGATATGCCTGAAAACAGTATCTGGAATCAGCGTCAGAAAGAGTCGGCTGAACCTTCTTCGTAAAAAACCGCCGCCTGTCGTATGCAAGAACGGGCGGCGGCTGGTTGCTCAGTGTTCATGCCCGAGCAAACGTCGAGAACATTACAAGAACAAGATTTACAACACAACCCTTCGAATGGCCTGGAACTCTGCAAAAACGTGTTTTCCAGCCTCTGTAAACAAAGAACCCGGCTTTGCCGGGTTCTGGTTGTTAAGCTGCTTTCTTAACAGGTTTCTTCTTTGCTGCTCTCTCATTAAGGTCATCAATGAGTCCACGCAGCCTGTATGAGTTTAAAAGAAGGTTCTGGAGTGTTTTGTTCATAGCTAATGTGCTCCTGCTCGGGTTACTACCAATTATTGGGTTGAATTCCGTGGTTAACGACCTGTTCATGAGCCTCTAAGGACTTCTTCAAATCCTTCTGCTGAACAGCCATCAAAAGACTTTCTGCATACATGATGCCTTGGCGGATATTCATTAAGCCCACGCTGGCCCCAGCGGCATCAAGATCGTGCTTTTCAGTTACAAGACGCTCGATCTCATGGTTAAGGTCTTCTGCGCCTGCCTTCATTTTAGCCAATGTATCCTGAAGTTCTTCAAAACTCGGATTTGTCAGCTCATAAAGACCTTCCATACCATGAACTGAAAACAGTGATCCTAACGATTCCAGTGCATAGACAATTGACGTAATAGCCTTGTCATATGCATCCTTTTCTTCTTGTAACATTGTAGATCCTGACCGTGTGTATGCAGTTTAAAATTGGTCAATCATCATACTCTCATGATGGGGACAATCAAGATCAATTTCAATGCTCAAAGTCTGATAGTTGTGATAGAGCGCGCCTTTTAAACTCTTTCAAAAATTATGCATCAACTGGTCTTAATTTATACACTTAAAATCGGCAAATGAAATACAAACTTTATGATAATATTTATCAATCTGTGTGAACAACTAGAATAATGGTTGTAGCCTCTTAGTAAGATAAGCCTAGCACAAACAAGCGTAAGCAATGTGAACTAGAGATTTTTTTTGTAAATCAACGAATAAGAATAGTCAGTTGGCATGCTACCCATTTTGACGGACAGCCGGAAATTCAGATACCAGCCACATATCGGACTCTTCAAACATTTCTTCCAGCATTCGGTTCAGTTTTTCACGATCACTTTTGCTGGCGTTGCTGTTTAAGGCGTTCGCCTGCATCGGCTTAACCTTCACTTCTGCGTCAGGGAAAATCTGGTGCACCCGTTTCGTCAGCTCTGCCAGGATAATCTCTCTGGCGCCAACCAAACCATCAACATTACGCTTGTCATAGACCAGCTCAACGAACATAAAGACCTCCGGAAACGACTGTATTTTTAAAGAGAATTTATACTGGTTATTTGCACAGTGTCAATGGTTGGGTATATAGCATTTCAGAAGAGATCCATGGGGCATGGATGGGGCAAAAAAATTGTTTTTGAGACGGGTTGGGGCATGGGTGGGACATTTTTACTCATATGAACTTTGGTGATTTTCATATGAAGGGAATTTTATGTGATTGATAATTCTAAAGAATACACATGCTCTTGGGCGTTCTTTAGTGATTTTTAAAATTGCCGCGTCACGCAGTTAAAGTGTCGGGCATACTCTTCAAGGCTGGTAATACCCAGGCGCACCCATTTCGGGTGCGACCACTGGGGCAGGCCCACGTACATCAT